GTTGTTCAAGTGTAGAAGAATGAATGCTTTCGATCGCAATAAGGACAGAGGCTTCATCAAGTTCGCTATGCGCCTCAACAATCTTAGCGATCTTTTCTTCATCCGAAAAAGAAGATTCTAGAATCCTTAAGACCGGAACAACATCTTCAAGCTGCTGAAGACGAAAAAGTACAGAAAGGATCTGATTCTTAGTACTTAGTTCAACATCTTCACTTAAATCAATCTGATGTGCTTTAAAGATAACATCAAGTTGTTCATGAATAGCTGATAAGAACTTCGATTGCGTGAGATCCGTGTTATCAGCGTCAATATCTAAGACAATATCAGGAAGATAGACATAAGCCTGACGATGTTCAAACGCATCAAAGAGTGCGAAACTATTCTGAATCTCAACTTGGAGTTCTTCTGAAAATGTCTGAGCAATGTAGCCGTGGACTACATCCATGAGGTCTTCATCCATGACCTGAAACCTTTTTATCTAAATGTGTGAAAAATCTTAGAAGTTGCTCAATCTGTATGAACGCGAGTCGGCGCGTATCCGACAGTAGACCATACGACAACTTCATCAGTTTGCCACACGATTGTTGGCATCTCTTTAAATTCTTTTTCAATTTATTTTTGTAGGAGCCTTAGATCGTGGCAAAACGAAACAAACATACTCTGACATCTGAAGAAAATGTGAAGATGCTGTTTCCTAAGCCGGTAGCGGCAGTGGTTGGTGATCTTTTTCATAATGCACCTCAGACGATTGTGACTGAAGGGGATCCGAATAATATCCCTAAGCAGTCATGGGAGCAACTGTCCGATATCTCGATTGCCATTGGTGAAAGTATCGCGCAGATGGCTAGTGATATTCATACTACCGTTGAAATGGTCAAACAACTTGGCTGTGACCATATTCGTGAGTTTAATGCAGTTGTTGAAAAAACCAATAATGATTTTCAAAAGTTTATTGGGGATTATGAAAAGATTCGGGCGCGTCATATTGGAAAGTCAGGCTTTATTGAATCCAGTCAAGATCTAGCACTTTCACTGTCTGTTTTTGAAGACTATCAGCAGTTCCGAGCGTTCTTTGATGGTGCGATGCATCACACGCTGATCTCCTTTACTGAATACGCCCTTGAAGCAAAAGACCGCGCACTTAAACTTCAAGCAGAACAATCTGAAAAGAGCGAGTAAGTAATGACTGAACATACCCAAGAATCTAACATGGTAAATACAACTAATCAAGAAACGGTTGTAATCAATAACCCTGAACTTTCTCCTAAGAATATGCCTGATCCTTCTGATCACGATGACAACTTTGTACTCGAAGAAGTCCTTGAGCAAAACAAAGAAGGGAAGGAAGAAAAAGTACCTGAACCTGAACCAACTGTTCAAGAAGAGAAAGTTTCTAAGCCTGAAGAGATCGAAACACTTGATCAATTCTTAAGTGAATTTGAAGATAGCTACAATCTTCCGGAGAAAACAAAAACTGCAACGCAGTCTTATTCGACATCAACTTCGGAAAAAGTCGGTTCTCCTGATACTGTCTCTATCCCTCCAACACCTTGGCGTGATGCGGATTCATTGATTAAACGCTTACCGAATGCAATGGACTTTACCATGAGCGCGCCTCAGCGTAAATGGATCGAGTCTCTTCAGTACGGTTTCCAAGGCAATAGCTCACTTGACGATGTTTATTCAGACCGTCTTGCTGAAGAAGGGTCAGACTTTAAACAGCACGTCGAATACAACGGTAACACTTATCGAGGTCGCGCGCCTGTCTTTAAGCGTAAACCTGGTTCACGTGAGATCGATGGTGAGAATGCACTGATTCAACTGGTAACGCATTTGGGCGTAGGTGGTCTTTTCCGTGCTCCGCTCTGGAATACCGGTATATGGGTAACATTTAAGCCCGCTACTGAAACGGAGCTCTTAGAACTGAACCGACTCTTGCATAAAGATAAGATCCGCATGGGTCGTATCAGTCACGGTTTGGCGCTGTCGAACTATGTTGTCTATTCGGTGGAACTGGTTTTTGACTTCGCATTGCGTCACGTCTACAATACCAGCATTCGTTCTGAAGAACTTCCTCTGAATAATTTAAGGGATTGGATTTCGCCGCAAGATATCAACAGCTTTATCTGGGGGTTCTTGTGCGCAAACTATCCTTCGGGTTTCCATTACATGACAGGATGTGTCTCTAACCCTGTGAAGTGTAATCACGTTATCGAAGAAACATTGAACGTCACCAAACTTCAATGGGTCGATAATAGTGATTTGACGGATTGGCAAAAGCAACATATGTCCTCGATGGCGGCCAATAGTAAGTCGCTCGATAGCCTTAAGCGCTACAAGGAAGAAATGAAGCGTGTACAAGCACGCCGTATTACTCTTCATGAAGGCACGAAACATGAATTGGCAATTACGCTCAAGACGCCGACAGTGACAGATTACATCCAACAAGGACATAACTGGATCGGTGGGATCATTGAAAGCGTGAATGCTGCATTGGGCTTTGACGCCAGTGATTCTGAACGTGAAGCCTATGTCAATACGGTTGGTAAGGCTACAACTCTGTGTCAATATAGCCACTGGATCGATTCAGTTGAGTATGGTGAGATTACCGAAAGACCTGATAGTGGTGAGGAAGCTAGTAAAAACGTCATTACTGACAGAGATACAATTGATGAAACCTTGAAGCTTTTGAGTGCTACAGACTCAATCCGTGAAAAGATCATCGATGAGATTGTTAAGTATATTAACGACTCCACGATTTCGGTAATTGGTGTTCCGTCTTTTGATTGTCCTGCGTGTGGTCAATCTCAAGACCTTGAAAACATCTATCCACGTCATACGTCCGTTATTCCTCTGGATGTGCTTAACGTTTTTTTCGAATTGATCTCTCAGCGAGTCACACGGATCGGTTTGCGCACGCGGTAAATATAGGCGACTATCGATTTGCCTCCGTTGAAAAGACGGTCGACTTTATTAACGAGATGGTCAGTAAACTCCCTCGTCTAAGTCGAGTTGATGCGCAAATTGTGATGAGTGATTATTACGATGTGCGCTTTGGTCTTTTCAATCACGCTGAGAGTAAAGCACGACCTCTTTCATCCGTTGCAATGTTTCCTTGTGAGAACTATACAGAGCGAGCCCCTTTGTATGATGCTTATAAGGAATACGCTGAAAGAAACTATAAGGAAATCTGGGGACTCTCTGTTAAAGAGTTTTTAGATCTTCCGCAGTATATTGTTCGAATGATTCGATCTATCACAGTTGACATTATGGCCTCCAAAGAAAGTGCCATTCATGAAGTAGAACAAAGTATGGGTATGAAAAAGTAAGTGATGTGGACAGAGAGTACGGCATTTGCCGTACTCTCTGTCCATGACGTCATTTAAGAATTAACAGATTCACCGACAACAACTTTATCGTCATAGTGTTCAGTTGTTCTAGGATGAACAATGACACCTGTTACCTGAACAGAAGGACGAATCCTTCGCTTAGCTTGAAAGTATTCTCTTACGACTGATTCTGAGATATGGTCTAAGAAACGTTTTTTGTGACCATTAGGCCACGCGTCAATATTGTCGTATGGGAAGGTTGGAATAGAAGAACTTGGACCAAAGCCATTCGTACGAGTTCCACCTGACAATACTCGATAGATCGCTTCTAGTTCCCACTTTTCAATGTGTTTCTTATGTGCAAGACTATTAAAGTCAGGATCAATCTTTAATAATTCATTAATCGCACCGAGCACTTTAACTAAAACGTTTGGATACTTACTCAACCGATCAAGTGCTGGTTGAATGGCCATGCTGATTTCAATCAACATTGAAATCCGAACATGATAAACGCGTCGAAGATCGAGCGGTTTCTTTGAACGTAAGAGTAAGTCACTTGTTAATTCAATCTCAATATCATTAATCGGATATTCATCTCGATAGACGCTGATATAGAAGAAGGAATGAAAGAGCTTCGTGGTGTAAGGAGCTTCTAATTTTAGGAAGTTAAGGATATCTGAATCGATCTCATAATCCCCTAGATCCTTTAAATCCATCAAACTGTGTTTATCATCTTCAATGAAGCATAGCGCAGTCAAGACGGTTGCTGTGCCAGGCGCAGTTGTCTCCATCTTAAAATCATCAAAAGACGGAAGCGTAATATACGGGTAGGGTTCTCGAGTCGCCATAGCAATATGATCCCCCTCAAACATACTCAACGCTTCATATGACTTTGAGTAATATTTATTCTGAAAATAAGGATCTGGTTCACTCTGGAGATGGTTCAGATACTTTTCAGGAAGCAACTGGTTATGGACACTAATTGGATAATGCAAATAAACCGCATCGGGTCTTTGATAGCTGAACTTATAGCTAAATGAAAGCTCCCATGTCCCTGTCGCATCATCTCGCGTAGGTGCTTCAGGAACCCCAACAAAATCAAAGAACCCTTGAATCCGAGTTTGTTTTTCAGAGATAGCAAGATGCCGCATCTCACCTGCACGATTTGCTAGAATCGTTAGGCGGTCTGAAGCATGCTTTTCAAAGTAGTCTTTAAAAGATTCTTGATACCCTGCTACTTTTTCCCTAAGGCTCCAGACGTCCTCTATAAGCCCTACAAAGGGATATGGTAAGGGGTAAGTATACTTGACGTCATGTAGACTGATGTCACGGCCTCTAGCGGTCTTTAAAAGCATCTCCGCCATCCACCGTCTCACCTCTGTCTCACTAGGTGAACGATATCGGATATTAATGACTACATCTGAGGTTGTATAAATCGGTCTTAGAGAGAGTTTAAGTTTACGATCTTCAAAGACCGGTGAATGTTCAAAAGCATGAACAAAGGTTTCTTGTACTGCGTCAATGGCGTACTTTTCATCAACATCAATAAAGGTATAACGATCCGAACCAAATCGAGCATCTTTTACATTGATGTCATCAATACTCGTTCCTGGTGACTGAATAACATTTCGCTTACCTGCATAGTAGACATGTGTTTCTTTAGAGAGCTGAGTAATCTCACAAATTTGATCTAGGATAGAGAAGATCACAGGACGCGCTACAGACTGTTCAATGTCTGCAAGTGTCAAACTTATACTCGGCATGATAGATTCCTTTTATAATCTCGATTCACTGGATCTTCTACAGACAACATAAGACTACAGTCCGCCTTATGAGCGGACTGTAGTCTATTTAGAACTTTAAGCGAGTAATGCTTAGACGTTCTTGAACAGCAGCGGCATCTTCAGGAAGACGTCGGGCACGTTCACGAATTGCAGCATGGTCGCGACCGGCAGATGCATCACGAAGCGATAACGCGGCTGCACGATGGTTTCGCGCGACAGCGATTCGCCACGCGGCACCGAAGCCGACATCACCACTTCAGGCGACCAGACCAGGTTACCCCAGGACAGCAGGTTCGGCGCTTGGTTACGGTTCTCATCAAAGACCGAGAAGGTCATGAAGAGCTTACCGGCCATACGACGATCCAGCGTCGAGACGATACGGACGTTGAACTTTTCAGTCAGCGTACGCAGGTCACCATCAACGGTCAGGTAGCGATGCAGAACCGGATCCGTCGCGATCACGATGGTCGGAGCACCCGCCACACCCAGCGCCGAAGCAGCAGCCGGATATTCCGATTCCACGTACATGCGGAACGCGTAGTCACGAACGATGTTCACGATCGCAGCTTGCAGATCCTTCACACGCTGAACGCTCGAGAGCGAGTCAACGATAGTCGTAACGTTGATCGGAGCCGGACCAAAGAAGGTCGGCTTGACATGGAAGCGAGCAGCACCCAGCGCCGACGGAATCTCATCACCCACCACGCCCGAACGCACGTGCTCGTCGAGCATCATCACGTTGTCGAGGATCGCGGTCACGGCATCGTTCTTCAGACGGAAGCGCGTTGCGGTCACCAGAGCTTCGAAGTCACCAGCGTCCAGTTGGCCGTCGGTGTTTTGCGGGCGCTGAGCGGTGATCGGCGAGAGCAGCGGCACTTCGTACAGCTGGGTGAAGCTGTTACGATCGATGAAATCGCCACGCTCACGCATGTTGATGTTCGTACGATAGGCACGCAGGTCGTAACCAACGATCTGAGCCGAAGCAAAGAGCGTAGCCAGATCTTGCACAGCAGCGTTGGAAGCAGGCAGCGCGACGCCGTCTTCATCCAGCACCTTCACGATGGCAACCTTGTTACCATACACAACGACCGAACCGAATTCCGTGTTCGCTTCACCGGTCGCAGCCAGTTCCACCACCACAGTCAGGTTGTCCGTCACCACCGAAGCCAGCGAGGTCAGCACACCACCGTCATAACGCACGGTCTTAGCGTTGATGTTCAGCGCCTTGGTACGGAAGTTCAGGTTACGCTGCTTGTCCAGACCTTGCGGAGCATACGCAAAGTTAGCGGTCGGCTGCGAGTAGACGTTGAAGGCGACGATATCGTCGCCAATCTTAACGTAAACCTTTTCCAGAGACACAGCCGGATCCAGCGTGTCGGTCTGGTTAGCCATACCACCATCGAGCATCGCATCAGTCTGCGACAGACCAATGATACCCACATCCACACCCGTACGATACGGAGCGGTCGAGATCGTGACGCCTTCATTGTCAATGTCACGCGGAGCAATCAGCGCAGCATCCACAAACTTATCAGCAGCAGCCGGACGCACCACCGGGAAGATGCGGGTCTTTTCCTTCAGCAGGACGTTATGGTCCGCTTCAGCGCGCATCAGGTCAACCTTGTTGAATTCCACGACCTTACCGTCGATGGTGTGCGAAACACCACGGTGAACGGTCAGACGGTTCACAACAATACCAAAGCCAACTTGGTCAGCAGGCAGGGTCAGAGTCGGCCAAATGGTTTCACCAAACTCGTCTTGACGAGCGACCGAGTAGTTGTAGGCCATCGTGTACAGCACGGCGCTACGGGTTTCGCGGTTGTCGAATGCTTCAGCAGCGAAGATGTTCGAGCGATGACCGACATAGTCAGGCACACCACCGGCCGGAACCACGAATTGGTTCTTGGTCGAATGCGTCGGAAAGTCAATCTTACGACCAACGAACGAAGCCGGAGCCGCAGCGCACAGAGCGCCAACGATCGCAGCCGATTCCTGCACCATGGTTTGGCGCTTATCAGCCAGACCCAGCGAACCCACAACCGAAGCCAGGGTAGCTTGCAGGTTGGAAGCAGCCGATTGGATCTGAACCATTTCCGGCTCAGCCAGGGCTTCAGTCGCGAAGATGCGGCTGCCCAGTTGGGACGAGACCGGTGCCTTGTCCAGCAGTGCTGCGTTAAGCTCATTGAGCAGGCGCGCATCGCTTGAAGCGGCATAGCGACGATCGCTGCGGAGAACAATATCCACGTGTTCCATGAAAAGGATCCTTTTTTGAGTTGAAAAACTACCTAGCTAGGTCTACGACTACTCAAGCCCGGAGAGCTTGGAGATACTGATTATACCACACAGTGCGATTAACAGTTTGGATAGGACAAACTGCATACGCGGACTTCAGGACTTGTGTAAGAAAGGCCAGGCGATGAGCCTGTTCCTCGATGTGGCTGAGGAACCCTTCCTCCACAATGATATACAGGGTCGAGGCCACACAAACAATTTTGTAAAAGCACGGTGAATCATCTTTTTGCTTTACAGGAAAGTCTGAGGACACCCAGGAAAGACCATCCATGCCATCAGGAATCTCTTTTAAACGACCAAGTGCTTCCTTAACGACACGCTCATCTCGACACATGTACTTAATGGTTGATGAAATCTCTTTAGCTTCTTCCTCTGTAAAACGAGGACGATCACCCACGCTATAAGAGGCTTTTTCAATAAAAGAACCGATATCTGAAATACTGACGTTACTTTTATCCAGAAGTGCTTTTTGACCAAATAGACGCAGACGCAGAATTTCTAGATGCGCTACATCTTCCAGAGAAGCCACTTGACGAAGTTTCCCGTAGTCATGGATCTCCATCAGATTAAACTTAGATGTAAAGATTCGATAAATCCAAGCTGGTAATACATAGACATCAAGCTTAGATTGGAGAGATGTATCGACGACGTCTTCATCTCTTACAGGGGCATTGACAGCAAGACTCATAGATGCTCCAAATTAAAATAAGGTTTAAAAAAGAAGACGCCCTTAATCCTTTGACCCCGAGACGGGGATGAAGAATAATTAACGAAAGACAATGGCAATCTACTATGACCGATCCTAATATCCTACTGTCCAAATGCTTGACCCTTCTGTATCGTGAGTCGCAGCTCGAGAACAACACAGAAAATAGTTCAGACCTCATCCGAACTACCGTTGAAAAACTCAAGATCAATGATACAGTAATCGGAATCCCAACACGTCGAGATGCTTCATTGGCTTTGAAGTTTCTGGTGTTGGAGATGTGTCGAAATGGCCCTGAGCATACGTATGATGCAAATGAGCTGCTTCAGCAGATTCGGATTATTACAAATGGCGATGAAAATCTTTATACCGCCATCGCACAAGGGATTGAGCCTGAACTCAATCCAACGATGCTCAAAAGAACCATTACCAACATTCGTAAAACTGTCTCTAACTACTTTCGAGAACAAAGAATCTCTGAAATCGTCAGCAAAGCCAATCGAGATTTAAGCTTTGGACGTCATAACATTTCAGACCTGAGTCAATACATTCGAAATTTGATTCTTGAATTAGAGATTACATCTTCGAAGTCTGTCGCTAAAGATCCTGCAATTGTAAAGACCATGGATCTGGGTGACGATAACTCTTTGAAAGAAGTTTTTGAGAATGTTGCAAGTTCAAATTCAGAAGACTTAGCTTTTGCCACAGGTTGGCGTGAGCTCAATGAAGCACTTCAGGGTGGGCCTCGTCCTGGCGATACGATGGTCATTGGTGCTTTGCAACATAATTATAAGACAGGGTTTTCTTTGTCTATGTTTGCACACATGGCTGTGTATAATAAACCCAAGACCAAAGATCCAAATAAGAAACCTTTAATGTATCGGGTCACTTTTGAAGATCCAATTCGAAATAATGCACAGTTCTTATATCAGCTTTTAAAGTATGATGAAACCAAAGAAGCCATTGACGTAAAAGGTGTTACAGTCGATGAAATGGTTCAATATGTTAAGAAAAGGCTCCAGGTCAATGGCTATCATATTCTGATGGATGAAGTCAATCCATCAAACTGGACTTATCAGTCTTTGATTAATCGTGTCATTGAGCTCGAATCACAAGGCTATGTTGTCGAAGTTTTAGCGGTTGATTATTTGATGAAGCTTCCCACGACAGGCTGCACGCAAGGTTCGACAGGTGACGATGTCCTCGATATGTTATCTCGACTTCGAAACTATTGTTCTGCTTAACATTTGTCAGGCCTCTGCATTAGTAATAGTGCAGTTGTATTCTCTGAATTGCTAGAAACTCCTGTTAGACTCATACGCTACAGCGTGATCAGAAATGATGAACGTAAAAGCTTGAAAAGTATGAGGTAGGGACGACCAGCAGCCAAGCTCCTAACGTATGCGGGGATCCGCGCCATGGAGAAGGTTCAACGACTAACCCTTTAGAAAGGTGTAGGGCCAAGCGGCTCGAAGCGGAGAACATCCTTTTAGGATGAAGATATAGTCTGTTCTGCATGGAAACATGCAGCGTTTGCAGGTCATGCTGCGGGGTGAGTGTCGCGAACTTATCTGAACAACAAGCACGGCATCCTTTTTATAACACCACATCAGCTCTCAACTGATGCAAAACGTCTTCTCCAAAATACACCCCAAGAACAATTTCTACATGCAATTAAAGGCGGTGGTTTCTTTGAAAAGACAAAAGGTCTTGATCGTATTTACGATATTGGTATCTTGATTAGTAAATGTGAAACACCTTCAGGGGATTTTTTACATGTTGTTATCGATAAACATCGATTCCCTACAGTTGTAGAATCAAGTTCAAAAAGTTTCTTCCTTCGGTTTCCTTCCAACAAGATGCCAATTCCAGCTAACCTGGAAGAAGTTGAACATAGAACATTGAGACGAATTCCGCGTTCTGTCGTTAGTAAAGATGACGATCTCTTCAAATTAAGTTAAGGTCAATCCATCATGCTTCCTCATCAACAACGTGTTATTGACGAAAAAGCTGAACTTAATGCAAAACTGACTAAATTGCGTCAGTTCTTTTTAAGTGAGCAATATTACAATCTTGATAAAGCCGAAATGGGTCGACTCACGAAACAAGCTGACGCCATGCAAATCTATTCTGACATCTTGACTGAACGTATTGCTAACTTCGAAGTTAAAAAAGCACCTAGTCATCCTGATGTCCCTAGGCCGACAAATGAATACCTTAAACAACTTGCTTATGAGCTCTGTATTGCTATTGAGCGTTGTGGTGCTTCTCCTGAGCTTACTAGAGCAAGTATGTTAGCCAATGATCTTCATACTTATCTTTCTAAGCCTGATCTTGAAAAGAAAGAACTTAGAGAACGTTGAGATCGATTTATTAAAGAAAAAAGA